TCTCCCTGCTAATTTGTAGAAACGAGCAGCCAAAATGTCAGCTTCTCTACATTTTTTTCTTATAATATTCATTAAGTCTCCAGAGCCATAGCCACTTGTATTGCCTAAATCTTGCCCCATTTAGGACAAACTGTTGATAAAATAAATCAGGTGTACACATCATGATCACGGCTTGTTCTATGTTCGTACCATAAATACAATCGTGAGCTGTAGCATAGGCAACACCTTGGTAATAATAATCTTCTATCCACTCTTCTCTCTTCGGCTTGTTCGATTGTTTAAAGTCAACTATACTCTCACGTCCTTGATACACGCCAACTAAATCTGTCTGCCCAGCATACAAACCAGGATAACTTAAAACTACTTCAGAGCCCCATACTTCTTCTAAATTAGGGAAACCCTTCTCAATGACTACCTTTGCCATTCGATGCGCTTCCTGGCCTACGTCTGTAAGATCTAGCGTATTGTTTCCGAGGATGTGATGTTCTAAAATACTGTGCATAGCCGACCCTCTTTTAGCTGCCTCATTCTTGACACGATTTGCCTCATTCTTGCCTTTTTTAGCAACCCACTTAGCCAAAGACTCTCGCTTCTCGTCGCTCTGTGTTTGACTCAAAATGGTAGTTACTGATGGTAGTTTCTCGTCTCCCACTTCATAGGTTCTTTTACCATCTACACTAGATCGTATAGATTTAGGATAGGTAAAGCGTTTATTCCACTTCACCTTTAAAAAACTTTCTACAATGTTCTTCGTATTCTTTATCTGTATGTTCTTCAAATCTAACTGTCTTCATCTCGTCAGGAGGGACATCGCGTCCGATACTCTCCCCCTCTAACGCCGGAAGTTCGTCGCTAGCTTTCGCATTATCGCTTAGGTCCAGAGAGTCGCCAGTGGCAAGACCATGTACCCCTATTCCGGTAACTTTTCTAATTTTTATTTTATTTTTAATTCCCATTATTATTTCTAAAATATTTTAACATTTCATGATACGCATGCACTGCGTTATACTTCTTTCTATCATATTTTTTCTTATCTTTCACTACTTTAGATCTAAATTTTGGTGTTCTAAGTTCTTTAGCTACGGGATTTTTTACCATAACCAGTTCCTTTCTCTCTATTTGACCACCTTTTGTTCCAACCATAAACATTCATCTTACTACCGTAATGTTCAAAGAACCTATAGTAGATATCTTTAGTTCTTTTCCAAAAATATTTTATATCGTCTATTGTATCAGGTATTGTTTTCATTTGTCTTTCTTTAAGTATTCAGGTGCAAAGTTTGCTAGATTATTTAAAGGCGCTGAGTCGTGTACATTACCAGACACACTGATACGTGTGCAATCAGATTTAAATGGGCTTACCCAATGCTTCAACCAGGCAGGGAAAATAAACATATCTAATTCTTCAGGAAAGTATGACATATATGTTACACAATCTCTTGTGCCGTCGCCGTATAAAAATTGTATACCACCAGGGCCACAACTTTTACCTTTATAATCTGCATTTTCTTTTTTTAGTTCGTCAGGTATTTTTAAATAAATTACAAAAGATAGTTTACCATCATGATCGTGTGGAGGGTTAAACTCGTATTGTTTTTGATGATTAATCCAAAGAGCTGATAAAACATAATGTGGTTTTATTTCATTTTTTTTATTAACATGTCTCTCATAGGCTTGATCATACACACCAAAATAAGCTGCTAACCAAGGGGCCATTTTAGCTCTTGCCTCTTCACTATATGCTGTTTCTACATCTATCTGTCCAGCTAGTTTACCTCTAAAGTCAACATCGTTAAACTTAGCTTCGTCTAGTAATTGTTTACCGTATTCAGGTTTTATCTTAAATTTGGTAACACACGGTCCCCAATTAAATGTTTGTATTTTTATTTGTTCTGCCATTTACATTTCTCCTTTGTTTCTAAATTGTTGTACTGCATCATGTTCTAATTTTTTAACTTTAGTTCTTAAATCTAGTATCTCGTCTTGTTGTTTTTGATTTGCTTTATGTAGCACATCGTTTCTAAACCTAAGTGTTTCCAACTGTTTTTCTAGTTCTTCACAATCTTTATTTGTCATTACCATTACTTTGATACTCCAAACGTCGCTCTCATCATCGCAGTTTTAGGATCCCATTCAAAGTCCCCTATTTGTACTTTACTGCAACTTGTCAGTGTCAATACCACTATAATCATAATTAAAGTCCGCATCTTCTACCTCTCCCGCAGAGTCACACACTGCGCATTGTATTGTTATTTTTTCTTTCTCATGTTGGTCACTCCAGATTCTTCTGAATCCGTTGCCCATACATGCATCACATATCTTTCTCATATTTTTTTATTTTCCCTTTTGCTTTTCTATAAATGTAACCAGGATCATAACCTGCGTATATACATACACTTATAAAGTCTCTATTTCCTAAATCAACCCACTCAAGAGCTGATCTCATTTCTCCATAAGTTAATGGTAGAGCTTGTGCTTTTTTAGAACATGCTTCGTATACTCCTTGAGATAAAACTGCTTTCCAAAGCTTTTGCTCTGGTGTTTTTTCATACTCTAAAAATACGCCACTATTTGCTAAATCTGCCATTTAACTTTCTCGCTTTTTCATTCACCAATGTTTTTACAACTTGACTACGGCTAAGTTTTACATCAGGTGCAATCTTAGTCTGCAGTTTCGTTATTGTCGCATACGTGTCATTATCGACAGTTATGTTTTTGTACTTGCTAAAGTCTGTCATAGCTTGTAACCTTTCTTTTATTATTTGTTTTCTATAATATAGGACATTAACTCAAAATATACAAGAGGTCAAATGAAATTTTTATTAGTGCTATCGGTGTGTTCTGCCACATTTCAGACATGTTTCCCCCCTGTAACAAATGACGTGCTTTATGACTCACATTTTGATTGTGCAACTGCAGGTTACTTAAATGCTATAGGTATGATGCGTGATATAGGTGTAGAGCAAACTAATGAACAAAAAATAGTAATTTCATTTAAATGTAAAGAGACTCCTATTGCGGGGGTTCATTATCACAGATATAGCCAATAACCTGTTTACCATCATACATATGGTATGTGTGACTACTAAATAATTTTCTTTGTTTTTTTTCGTGCACTCTTACATTGTGGTGAAACCAAGACTCACAACTATCTCCTGATACAACTTCAAAAGACTCCATCTTGATGTCGCCAAACGTTGTTAAAAACAATAATGTGATAATAACTGGTTTCATATGTACATTAGAATGATTCCAAACAAGATAATTAAAAATAAAATAATATCAACCCAGAAAAGAAAGATAATAACTTTCCAGAACATTACCGCCCCTGGCCACGATACTTCTTACGATGAGGTTTACGTTTAGAAAATTTTTTTGCGTGTCGACCAGGACGTTTTTTTGGTGTGCGCTTGATGTAGGTGTTTACTCCGAAGAGGGGTTTTCTTTTAGCCATTCTCTGTCCTGTTCGGTTAATTTAAAATATTTAATAGAACCATTTACGTATTGTCTTGTTTCTTCACCACAATTTGTGCATCTATAATAATCAGTTACGACTGCAACTAATAATGCATCTTCACTACAGTGTGGACACTCTCCATGCACTGTATCAACATAACCTATTTTAAAACCTGATTTTATTCTAACCATGGCTTATAATTTATTTTACCGTCTTCTCTAAATGCTCTGAGTGATTGATTTCTATTTGCTTCTGTTGAATAACTACAATGTATCCAGCCCGAAGTCGGTTCGTTATCACGGTAAAATTCTAAGATAAGCTGGTCAAATTCTAACTCATTCTTAATCCAAAGAGCTAACTCTCTATTATCTACACCAGGTATTTCAAAGTCTGCTGCAGCTGCACCATCAAACGCCGTATGTTGGCTGGTAATTTTGCTACCTATCTCTGTGCAAAGCTGTGCGCAACGGAAGCCGCTAGATATAATTAAAGGCTTGTCAAAATGAGACCTTACGGGTTGTAAAATATTTATAGCTAAATTTTTTAAGTTCTCTATCTGCTGAGGATTAGGATTATTGTTAATACCTTTTCTCTCCGCAATCTGAGACTTAGTTAACTCATCAAGAGTTATATTTGCTGTAAGTTTCATTGTTATAGTATACTTAAAATTTTCTTACGATCCATGTATATTTCCGTTTTAGCTTTTACTTTTTTACAAGTAAATACCACTCTTTCTGGATTTACCTCGTTCTGCGCGATGCGTTTTGATTTCAAACAATCGGATAACGAGTTTTTGTATACATGTTCTATCATATTTCCGTTTAAAGTTAATATTAGTGCAAACACAGTTTCTATCATTAATGACTCCCGTTTCTAATTAACTTTTCTACGTCTTCAGTTAACTTCTCAGTTCTTTTCTTTAAAAATTCTATGTTAACTGCATTGTTTCTCATACTCTTAATCTCTGCTTCTACATCTTCTAGTAAACCACTAACGTGTTCTACAATCATAAAAAGTTCTGCCTCTCCAGCTGATTGACCTAACTCACCTCTTGGATATTTAATTCTAAACTCTGTGTTTTGTTCTAAATCTTTTTGCATCAACTCTATTTGAGTCGAGTGATTGTTAAGCGTTTCGTGCAGGCCAAAATAAGCCCAGGTCCCGATAGCAACCATTGCGATCAAACTAGCAACCGTCTTCATAGGCATTTGCACAGCTGCCTCTTCACTAATTTTCAGTGGTTTATTTGCCATTCTTCTCCTTATAATTGTCTAGTGTTACCACATCTGGATTATCTTTTAAATACTGTTGTTTTAGCTCTGTCCAATAGCTAATTTTAGGATCGAAGTCTCTTTCACCAAAAGACTGCGCAGACATAACACCTAATTGCGTACACTGATTTATTAATTCTGCAAAAGCAGGGGGCGGTGGGTTAATTCTAGGCACTCTTTTACATTCTTTTACAAGTTCTAATTGTGTTCTTAATTTTTGTCTTAGTCCTTGTTCTTTAGCAAACTCTTCATCACACACAGGTCCAATAGATTTTCTCCATCTAAAGCCAACAACTTGATCTTGATTTTCAGCGCTTGTTCCTGTTTTATATTCACGCTGTCTTACCTCTGTATATGCTTCCCAACTACCTTGATCACAAGAGTTTGTGCCATCGTTTAAATATTCATTACGTGCGCTAGCTGCAGTGGCAAGTAATGCTATTAATATACTACCTATTAAGATCCTTAATATCATATGCGTGTTCCCTTACTTGATCAGCTAATTGTCTATATAAATTTTCTGCCATTTCCCATGTTGCTTCTGCTGCGGATAATCTTGTAGCAACCTCGGTTAACTTATCCTCTGCCACTTTTAAATCTCTTTTAATATTTACAAGAGTTTGTTTATTTGCTTCGATTGTATCAGTAAGACTAAGAACATATCTTACAGACGTAAATGTTCCGGCTAATATTGCAGCCACAACAGGTACAATTACTATATTCTTTTTTACCCATTCAAATCTGGATAATTTACTTTTAGGTTGTTTTTTTGCCATAAATTACCTGTTGAATCTTGACACAATCCAGTCCCAGGCAGCTTTAATTTTGTCCCAAACTTTACAACAAATGTTTTTACATTTTTCAATCATGTTTTTTCTCCTCAATTTCGTAAAAGAAGTTATCCGTATCTTCGGTCTTCCATTTACTTGTGTTCTCTACATTCCATTCAGAAGTTTGCACTTTCCAATCTGGAATATTATCTTTCACTGTAAATGAAGGTATATCCCAAATGCATCTATTGTTAGGTTGTGCTGCATAGTTCCCGTCGTCTAGGGCTATGATGTGAGCACATTTGTGCTCATGCGGAATCTCTGAATGGTCCGTATCTAGTATATTACTTTCAGGATGGGCAAAGTCAACTGTAAATAGATATTTACCAGGATGCCATTTCTTGTCTTTTCCTATGTATTTACCTGCTTGAGCTTCTAGGATATCCCAAGTATGTACAGAAGGATAATAACTGAAACAATTCCAAAGCTGAAGCTCATCCAATCTACGCCTAGGTACATCAGTAGGCTTGAAGCCACGTTGTATAAATGCTGTAATAGGGAGACGATAAAAGATCGCACCATTCTCCATAATAGCGTGAAAAAGAATAGACTTGCCCGTAATGGCACTAATACCAAAGATAATACAGTCTTCAACTTCACCATGATGACTCTTAAGATCATAGAGATATTCTCTCCTGATTTGTGCATATTCCACTGGTATGTTTGCATTTAAATAAGCCATAATTATCCATAAATATCACCCCAAGTATTGCCGGACTCAAAATCAACTTTATTGGGTACAGCAAGACTAACAGCATTCTCCATAATTTCAATTATTCTTTTTGCCTCGTCATCATTTTTAACAGAAATATCTAACTCATCGTGAATTTGTATGTGCGGTGTAATACCTTCATTGTATAAATCTAACATAGCTTTCTTTGTCATATCAGCTGCAGATCCTTGTATGAGTTTGTTCAATGCCTTGTATGTAAAAGCTCTACGTATTCTACCTCTACCATAAGTTTTCTCTGCTTCAACATAATCCATAGGTTTGTGCATACCAAATCTGTTTGGTTCCCATTTAGTAAATCTACATCTACGTCCTAATAAAGTACCTATTGATCCAGATGATTGAGCTTGATTTGATGTGTAGTTCATGAGATCTTTAACGAAAGGCACGTTTTGGTGATACTGATTAAATAAATCTTCAGCCTCTTCTCTACTATTTAATCCTAGTTCTGCTTGTAGTTTTGCTTTACCCATACCATAAAAAAGACCCAAATTAATCGTCTTTGCTTGTGTTCTAGATATGTTTGCCATGTCTGCAACTGTTTGGTGAAAGTCTACTTTATTATCTTTAAATTTTTCTACTATATTTTTTACAGATTGATCGTAGCATATTGGTTGTGTTTCTGCAGCATAATGCACTACAAGTCTTGGCTCTTGCTGGCTATAATCAAAACATCCCCATTTGTGATTTTTTTCTGGTAAAAACAAAGAACGAATCATTGGGCCCAGATCTTTATTTCTAGCCGGTATCTGCTGTAAATTTGGATTAGAATAACTAAATCTACCTGTAACCGTACCACCTTGATCAGACCTAATAGGATTAATATCTGCATGTATTCTACCTCTGTGTTGATGTTTTAATATGGTATCTATAAACGTTGTGTGCGCCTTGTTAATCTCTCTTGCTTTTGCTATACTTTTAACTACAGGATTATTATGTGTGGAAAGAAAGTTTTTTGTAAATGAAGGTGACCCAGTTTTCTCGGTTTTGGCGTAGGGTAAGGAGAGTTTGTCAAACACTTTGGCAATCGATCTTGCTGCCCATATTTGAACATCTATTCCTGTTTGTTTTTTTACTTCTTCTAGGATTAGCGCTTCCTGTTGTGATAACTGCTGTTTCAATTTATGAGCACCTTCTACGTCGACACGAACCCCTTTAAATTTCATATCAATTAAACACGGAAACAATTGTGTTTCTAAGTCAAATATTTCTACTAAGTTATTCTTTTGTATTTCTGTGGATAATCTTTTAAATAGTTCTAATGTAAGTCTAGCGTCTTGTTCTGCATAATTACCCACGTACATTGCTGGTAGTTTATATAATTCTTTTTTAGGATCTATACCCCATGACTCTGCAGCTTGTTGTAAAGCTTTTTCATCTTTTACTTCTCGTAAGTAATCATATGATATACTGTTTAATGTATACCATAATCTATTTTCATCTATCAAAGATGCCATTAACATGGTGTCCATAATATGTCCGTTGATAGGTATGCCGTATGCTTTTATCCAGCACACATCGTACATTGCGTTATGAAATATTTTATAAGAATCTGTTGCACAAACTTTTTTAAACCATTCTAAAACTGTCCTTCTGTCTATGTTACCACCACCCTCATGTGCTATTGGATAATAACCTTTCCATCCTTCAACAGCCACTGCGATACCTACAATCTCTCCTCTTCCTTGTATAGCACCAGAACCTCTTGCTTTTAAGTCTGGGTCTTTTGTTTCTAAGTCTATCGCAATATATTTTTCTCCTGACAAATCAGGGAAAGTATCAGGACAATCCCACTCTGTCTGCGCTGTAAACATTATTTTTTATCCTTTAATTTTAGTATTTCTAATTCACAGTAATGTATAATCTTTTCTAGATCTTCTACCTTATTTTTAGATAAATATCTACAAACATATTTCACAACACATCCTTGAAAGAACGAGAGATTATTTTTAGAAATAAACTCATACGGCTGAATGTGAAAATTCTTGTAGTGGCTCCCTCCAACCTGCCTTGATTGTGGAAATGCTTTTTCCAATCCATCTGGGTCTGTCATACTATTGGTCCTCCTATATTATATTGATATTCGTAGTGCTGACTACAAATATACAGTCTTTCTTTTGCTCTAGTTACACCTACAAAAAACAAACGGTGCTCTGGGT